TCTTGTGTCGTTAGGAAATTTATTTATTGCTCCAAATGCCATATCTTATTATTTACTTTGCATCATACCCATTATTTGATCCATGCTTACATTCCCTTCAGGTAAACTAGCATTTGGGGATTGTGTATCCATACCTGCTGTTACTTGCATAGGCACATTTGCTGATGTAGCATTTAATGTTCCATTTGCTCCTGGTCTCATACTATCTAAAACTCCCATCATGTTTTCCCTTAATTTTAATTTATCAGTTTCAGCTAATGGTGCTGAAGATACTGCTGGGGCATGTGTAGTAGATGTTATAACTTGTGATTGGGGATTTTTAATAGCCTCTAGTAAAATATCCTTCATTTCTTCTTGGATAGCTTCTCTTACTGCCGTTTTTACTACGCTTTTTAGTTCACTTAATTTCATGTTAAAATGTTTAATTTATTATAAATATTATATTAATCTGCTTTTAAATTGTTTTGTACTATATAAAATGCTAATTCGTCAATTAATATTTGATCTACCGCACTAAATGATGATTCCCCTTTTAAAATTACTATTCCTTGTGAGTTAGATGCGGTAGCATATCTTCTATATAAATCGCCTACTTGACTTTTAGGGTCTCGTACTACGCCCATTACAAAACCATTTACTATTTTTATTAGTGGTGATCCTTGTTCTTCGTCTGATTGTTGTATGCTTAATAATTCATCATTAATTTCTGTCATAGTTATGTCTCCCTCCGTAGCACATTTTTCTATCAACCCATCTATCTTTTTTAAATATTTTAATATTAATATTAAAGAAATCAATAAAAAGATCAAGGCTATTAACATAGCTTTTCTTAAATCTTTATTTATCTCACCAAATTCTTTAAATAGTTCCTTAATATCTTCTAATTTAGCTACTAAACTATAAGGCACACCTACTCCCGGTGGAACTGCTAATGGAAATGCTAGTGAAGAAATTGTAACATTCATAGTTTTTAACTGTGCTGTTAAGTATAATAACAATGCAGCAATAGCCGTGTTAGCAGCTATTACAATCCATATTTGGTTTATTTGTTTAACAACTGAGTTTCTGGTTTTAATTGCTTGTTTTAATAAAGCACCATCAGGGCATCTACCTTCTTCAATTTCTTGAGCATCATTCTTTGCTGCTAATTTTGTTATACCAAAAATAACTAACAATGATATTGCTAATGGAAGTAACTTGCTTTGAATATTAGAAGCAAAACTTAAAATTCTACCTTTAATAGATAATAAAGCTGTTTCTGCTGCTGTTAATCCTATTAATGCTGCTCTTTCAGCTACTGCATTTAAAAGTGCTTTTGCCCTTATTGCTAATTCTTTAGAGGAGGAATCAATGTCTATCATCTGTTTGATAGGTAATTCCCCTAATACTTCGCTATTTTGAGTTATTAATGTTTGATAATCAGGTGCTAATCCCTCTTTAGTATATAATACAATAGGTTTTACTAAAATTGGAAGGTTTTTAGACTTAATACTTGGTAAAGTAGGAACACCAAATGTAATTTGATATTCACCATTACTATCAGTTTTAATAGTATTATCTCCCTCTTTATCATATTCGTAATCAATATATTTTACTTTTTCTTTTATTTGTTTATATTTACCAAATATATTTTTCTTACTAGTTTTATCATCTTTTTTTACTATTCTAGTTTTAATAACCTGCTTCATTGGGAATAAAGCTAATACCGGTTTTACTTCAACTCCCTCTTCAGGTTGACTAGTTTGTTTATTTGATATTCTACCTCTAGTTGTAAAAGTAGTTATAACTGGTGTATTATCGTTTACTAACTTTCTAACAGCCTTTGCATCATCTACTAATACTACAGCTTCATCTATAGGTACTCCTTGAGATTGTGCAAAATTAATTAATATACTTTTAGCTTTAGGGGATGTTAAAAACTGTTTAGCCGCACTAATCAGATTGTCTTTTAATGACTTTTTATCTTTTTTTTCCTCTTCCATATTATGAAGTTTTAACTGTGTTAGACTTAAAACTAGGAATTAAATTTTTAATTTCCTGAAGAATAGGCTTTGTTAATCGAGCAGTAGCTCCCGCTGCTGGTATTTTTGGTTCTTTAGCTAAAGCTGAGCATAGGTTTTCTAGTGATGCTACTAAATTTTCAAATTGTAACATAAACTTATCTCCTAAAATAACGGACTCTGATGCGTTTTGTTTACCTAAACTTACTATACCTGATGGTGCTAATAAATTTAAATTTTTATATTGTGATTTTATTGCTAAGTCATCAATCGATTCTAAAACAATGGATTGAGCGGATGACATTAAAATACTTTCTTGACTTGAATTAAATAATAATCTACCTGAGTTAAAAATTACTTGGGGTTTATTATATGATTTAGGAGATTGAGGTGTAAATTGAATTGTATTTGCAAATGGGACTGTTGATCCTTGAGCATCTTGTCTATTTTCAACAGCAACACTAATAGGTATTTGTTGATTAGACGTCATATAAATTGATGCTAAATCATTGTTAATATTTTCAGTTACAGGTATCCAACCTTCAGCACTTGCGGAAGGGGATTGTCCATTTCTTAATATTGTAATTGGGCTACCATTATCTCCTGATGTTGACCAATTGTTTCTTATTAAACCTTGTGATTTAGATGTATTACCTAATCTTATACTATTGCCAAATCTACCTTCTAAAATGTTATCTCCAGCAAAGGGTAAAATAGGGTGTATATTAGACTTTTCAACAAATGTTCCACCACTTTCTCCATTTAAATCTAATTCAGTTACCTCAGTTGTTGTTCTTCTAACATTACCTGTTTCTATTTGTTGGTATGATTTATTTAAGGATGGAGATGTTTGACCATCATTACTAGCAAACATATCTGGATATGCATTGTGGTTAGGTGCGTTCCATATTGATATAGGATTTAAATAATAATAATTAGCGCTATTATTTAATTGTGTATTAGTAGTATCTGGTAGTTTAAATAGTAATACCACCTCATTTACTAAAGGATAATTTTTTAAATGTGGTAATAAAGGCTTAGCAATATTATTAACTTTTGACTGATTTATACTAGAGATGGTAGAAGGAACATCCATTAATTGGAATGAAATTGTACCAATACCGTTCCACATACCAGTTTTATCCCATAAGGCTGAATCAGTGTTTAGTGAAATATCAACTACTCGAGCAGTAATTAATTTATCCTTAACATCCTCAATCGACCTAAGATTCGGTCCTTTTGTCTTACCCTGACCGAATAGTGATGTAATAGGATTATTAGCCATTACTTTTCTTTTTTACTTTCTATACTTTCATTTAACTTGTCTAGTTCAGCTAATAATTCTTCTTTTTCAGCATCTGATATACCGAAATCATCTCCACCATCTGAATTGTTAACTGCTCTCTGTATAATTGTAGCCATTTTAATTAATTGCTCATCATTACGAACACCTATTTCTAGATATTCCTTAATAAGTGGTACAATTAAAGTAGCATCGCCAATATCAGCGATTAAGGGTTTTAATTCCGATATTAATCCCGATATTTGAGTCTCCTTTTTCTTTTGGTTATCATATATCTCACTTAATATATCGGAGAATTTTTTCTTACCAAATACAACACTGTCTAATACTCCCATAATGTTTTTATTATAAATATGGATATAGGATAAGTGTTAAAACTTACACCAACCGTTTTCTAAGAAGAAAACATATTTAGATTTAAATATCTCGTGTAGTTTATCTGCTATTTTAGTTATTTTAGGGGTCTTAACATCAACCATCTCGCGAATATAAATGTAAAGTGCCTTTTTATTAAATACTTCTATAGTTTCTCTCTTTCTAAATAACTCAAGTATAGCATCTGCTATCTGAGCATCATTCTTTTTAGGGAACAATTCAAAAATATTTTCTGTAGTGTATTCAAGGTACAATTCAATATATTCACTTAATTCACTTTTTTCTTTAGCGTAATCCTTAATTTCATATGTGTAAGTAGAATTATCTTTAGTTAAATATTCAACATCTACTTTTTTAATCTTTTTACTATAATTCTTAGTGTTATATAATATTAACCAACGTTTTACTATCGTACCAAAATAAGAGTATGCCTTAGCACCTCTTGTTGGGTCAAATAAATGTATTTTTGAAAGCAAAAATGTTATTATCTCATGCTGTAAGTGCTGAAGATTGTCTACTTCTGTATGGTAAAATTTAAATGTGTGGATGATATTCTCGGTGAGCTTAAAATAGGGGTAATGAATATGCTTAGCATATATGTCACTCCTCATTTTAGGACACTCTGTGTTGTTGTAAAGAACTATAGCGTCCTCCGTGTCTTGAGTAAAATAATTTTTACTCTTCTTTCTTCTCTTCTTAATCATTAGTTAATTTTAAATCGTGAAATACCTTCTTGTATTACCTTTATTTGATCAAAAAACCAACCAATTTCATCATCACTTTTGAACGTTCCCTTTTCATCTATTTTTTTAAGACGTTCATCCGCAATCTCAATTTGCTTATTAAATTCTTTAATGTATGCATCATATCGAATAACAACGTCCTCTGTTTTTTCTACTTTACGAAGTAAATTAAAGGTTGTATATCCTAGAACTGAGGTAAAAATGCTTAAAACTATTATTGCTATTTCCATAAATTATAAATTATCTAACATGTTTTTGAGTCCGGGACTTGATATTGTATTAAGTGCTTTTGTTTTGGTACTCTTATTTGACGTCAATGTATAATTTTTCTTTGGCGCCTCCACGCTATTCTTAGAAAACTTTGGTAACCATTCAACTTCAAATTCAATACGAGCAGCTAACATATCAGCTTGATGTAAAACAAACGGTAAAGATGTGCGAGGTTTTTGTTCTGGCATGTAAGCTTTTAAATATTTCTCATTTGCTGCATCATATAAACCATCATGAGTCTGAATAGCTATCATTTCATTAAATGTATAGGATATACCATGTTCTTGAAGTAGGAATAATCCACGATCTGGAACAGAAGCGAAGGCTAGTTTTTTATTAAACATATAATCTTCACCTAATTTATCTTGTCTCCATTTATCCGTTTGAGGTATGTAAGCTTCATGTTCTGAATCGCCCATTTTACCTAAGTCATGATTAATAGCGGAGAATACAAGTTCTTCAATAGTAAATGTAGATTTGTCCATTCCCAACTCAGCCCAAACATCATATATTTTAAGAGATGCATTAACAACTCTATTTACATGGTCAACATATCCTCCTGGGAATGCTGAATGGTATTCTTTCTTATGTGATGCGGGCATTAGTATTATCCTGTCTTCATATTTGTTATAGAAGTCAAGTAATTTCTGTTTACGTTCACCTGAGATGAATGTTTCAATGTTGTTGTTAAATGTAACCCAATTGTTTTGGATTGTCTCTGCGGATAGTTTCATAACTTTTATTGTTTTATTAAATTTATAACGGCAACGTTACCTTTCCCCCTCGTTGCCTTTGTTTTTATTCCCATTGTTTCAAACCCTGTGGTTACAAGGTACCGAAAGTTTTTTACATAGGCACGGAACTTTCAATATCTCTTTTAAATGTTTTTATTTTTAGCAAATGAGCACATTTTTCATATTCTTCTACATCCGGATTTTGAAAGTATTTTAGCGCTTCATTTAATGATTGTACAAAGGGTTTTGTTTTAAAATCCATTATAGCTTCTAAATGATTTCTATCATCTAAATTAATAAGCGAAATATAATACCACGCACGATTAAAAACGGTATATTCAGAAGCACGTCTAGCTTCCTCAACATCATAATCAGGCTTTTCAGATTTAAGAAATTTTTCTAATTTTTGATGAAAGACATTATGGTTAACAATTAGCTTAGTAAACATACCAAGTTTAGTAAACGGTTCTTCCAGTAAGGATTGGTTCATACCAATTAATTCCTTACCTTCACCACCCTCTTCTGGTTGTTCAAATAATTGAAACATTTTATCTTTATCTATCATCTTTTTCCACCATGGTAAGCCACTGCGTGACCTTCGGTTATCATTAAGTCATTAACATTTTGGTCTCCTAGGAATATATTACCTAAACATCTACCATATTTACCTACGCCTTGGGAATGTAATATAAAATCGTTATCATGCTTACCCAAAATATCTTTAAGGAACGCTTTGGCAGCTAACCCTAAAACTTTTTCTTCTAAATCTCTTGTTCTTGATTCTGGAGCATTCATCCCAACTAATCTGATTCTAATTTTTTTCCATGTGTCGAAACCTAAATCAATGGTTGCATCAATGGTATCCCCATCAACTACTCTAACACATTTTGCTTTGTAAATATACAT